AGGTAAAACCAATTCATACGTCGGGGTTGCAATTCTTGGTAAAGGCATAATATTATTTTTAGTATATTATATAGACAGGTTTTAGGAATTATTTTCAGAATTTCCTCTTCTGATGCTTAGATTAGTTGACTCACCAGCAATGTATCTTTCGTAATTAAAAGTGCAGTTGACTCTTAAAACATCAGAGTTTCCATATTGCACAGGTGTAGATGCCAGATTAATCGGAAACATACCAATAAAAGTATACTCTATTTCTTTCTTATAGTCAACATTGAACTTAACAATCTTCGTCTTATCACACTTATAACCTGAATTACCCTTTGGGTATCTCATACGATAGAAATATCCAGGTGATGCCTTTGAGAAAGAAGTAATTCTTCTTTTCTCTGACCCACTTGATATATAATCCATCCAATGCTCAAAGAACTTAATCATCTTATAATCTTTATCAACATAAAACTCCATTGACATTTCACTGAATATTCTTGTATGTGCAAACTTTTCCTGAACACCAGTGAAATTTCCAAAGATGTCACTTGTTGCTAATGCACTACCAGGTATCGAAGCAGAACTGCACAATAATCCAGAATTTTCAGTTATAAATCTTCTATCCACATTTTTTTGTCCTAAGAATGTAAATAGATCTGGTGACAAACCATCAAAAAACACTTGATAATGCGACGTTTGTGCCACATTCGTCAATAAGGGTTTGAACTCAGATATTTTTTTAGGTCTAACCATCTAAATACTCTATATCTCTATATTATAAACTATTTAGATGTCTTATAAAGGTAAATATAAACCATCAAATACTCGAAAGTATAAGGGTGACCCAACAAAAGTAATTTATAGGTCACTTTGGGAAAGAAAATTTATGGTTTACTGTGACACAAATGAGAACATATTAGAGTGGGGAAGTGAAGAGATATGTTTACCCTATCGTTCACCAGTTGACAATCGAGTACATCGATACTTTCCAGATTTTTACATCAAAGTCAAGGAATCTAACTCGATTAAAAAGTATCTGATAGAAGTCAAACCAAAGAAGCAAACAAGTCCACCTAAAAAACCAAGACGACAAACAAAAGGATATATCCGTGAAGCATATGAGTATGCTAAAAATCAAGCAAAGTGGAAAGCAGCAAGAGAATTTTGTGCTGATCGTATGTGGGAATTTAAAGTAATCACAGAAATCGAATTAGGAATCAAAAAATGAATCGTCCAACCGATGATAATGATAATCGAATAAGATCAATAGTTGATAGTGTGATTGGCACTGAGAGTGCAGATGATTTGATGATAAACTTAATGGATGCGTTGACTGAGGGTGGTAAGATTCCAGAGGTTGGAAAATATTATACTTTCGTTTATTCACCAAAAACACCTAATATATCTTACGATTCAAATCCCCTTGTCGCAGTCACTGAAATATTTGAATGGGGATTCAAAGGTATCAACTTTCACTGGGGTCAAATGAGAAAATATACATGGAATGAGATTGCTGGTGGACTCTATGAAATCAATTCTGATGAACTCGCTGATGCCAGAGAGATTCCTTTTGGTAATATCCGTCTAAATAGTTAAAAAACAATAATGTCAAAGAAATTTTCGCCGCTAAGATATCCTAATTCCCGTATTGATACTGATAGTGACTACTTGGAGATGAGAGTAGTTGAATATAAAGCACCAGGTTTTGATGTTGGGGGAGAAGATGGATCATTATCATTAGGAACATCAACAGATGCGTTACAAGAAAATATTGAGAATCCACTCGGTTTTATATTCTTACCTATCCCAGAAAATATTCAAGATTCAAATGCTGTAAGTTGGGGTGATGATAGTATTAACGGACTTGCTGCTGCTGGTGTTGGTGCAATAAAAGGTACTATGGAAAGTGGAAACTTTATAAAAGGGGCAACCGAACAAGCTAAGAAATTTGGTGAGGGTACATTTGGTGCGTTAGGAGATAAATCAACACAAGATTTAGCTTCATCATTTTTTGCATCAAAGGCAGTTAATGTTTTAGGTGGTAATACATCACTCGATGGAGTTCTAGCAAGATCATCAGGTCAAATTATAAATCCCAATTTAGAATTACTATTTAATGGTGTCACTTTAAGATCTTTTAGTTTTTCATTTGACTTAGCACCAAGAGATGAAAGAGAAAGTGATACAATCAAAAGAATGTTGAGAATATTCAAACAAAATATGCAAGCAAAGAAATCATCAGATGGTGGAAATTCCTCAGGTTTATTTCTTCGTTCACCAAATGTATTTCAACTTAATTATAAGACTGGTCGAAGAAATCATAACTTCTTACATAAATTTAAACCAATGGCACTTTTGAATATGGCAGTCAATTATACGGGTGCAGGAACATATACAACTTATGATGATGCTACACCAGTACACATGAAACTAGACTTATCATTCCAAGAGTTAAATCCTGTTTACTCTGAGGATTATGATTCAGAAGAAGGTAAGGAAGGAGTTGGATTCTAATGAGTTATTTTAGAGAACTACCAGATTTTGAATATCAGTCACCTTTTGTAAATAGTACAGGGGCATCTGATTATGTAACCGCAAAGAATATTTTTCGTAGAATAAAGATGCGTGATGATTTAAAAAACGTTTTTACATTATTCAATAAGTATATTATTAAAGAAGGTGATAGACCCGATACGGTTGCAGAAAATGAATATGGTAAATCGGATCTTGATTGGGTTGTGTTATTATCAGCAGGTATTATTAATGTAAGGAACGAATGGCCACTGTCAAGCAAAGACCTTTACGATTTTGTTTTAGAAAAATACGGTAATGATATAAATTCAGTGCATCATTTTGAGACAGAGGAAGTCAAAGATAGTCAAAATAGATTAATTTTACCAAAAGGGAAAGTTGTTGATAGTAATTTCACAATTCCTAAACCAGGTCAACCAGGCGCAACATTGAATCCAGTTGTAGGAATCAGTAATTATGAACATGAAGTAAGAGAGAATGTTAAAAAATCTACTATTAGTATTTTAAGAAGATCTTATCTACAACAATTTTTAAGTGACATGAAAAAAGAGATGACCTATAAAAGATCATCTCAGTTTGTAAGTAATAATTTGATTCGAACAGAAAATACTAAACTAACAAATTAATTACTCTTCTGCTAACTTAGCAAAGTATGAAAGAGCATCATCTTCATCTGCATCAGCAGTAACTGATCTTGATGTTGAGTCAGCAGCAGCAGTAACTTCTTGTTCTGCTCTTTCTCTTTCAATAATTTCTACTTCGTCTTCAACTTCTGCGTCTTGACGAGGTGCTGTATTACCAAGAACATAGTTCAATCTTCTTTTAAGATCATCATATGACTTGAATTGTTCAGGAGCAACTATCTCAGCAAGAGATAATTCTTTCTTCCATAATGCTTCAAGAGCATCGTCATCATCAAGTAAAGGACTTTGTGGAGCAAACTCAGAACTATCATAGTTTCTGTATCCTGCTACATTCTTTGCCTTTAATTTGAAATTGGCACCTTGCCAGAAATCAAATGGATCAATTGCTTCTTCATCTTCAAACTCAGGTTGCATTGCAGCAGTAAGTTTATCAAATATTTTTTTACCATACTTGAATAGAAATACTTTACCCTCGTTCTCTGGATTTGCTGGATCTTTCACAACATAGATGTTGCTAGTGTAAGTTAACTTTCTCTTTTGTTTACGAGCAGTTTCCTTTCCACTATCAGTTCCATTATTCCAGAGTTGTGTATTATACTCTGAGACAGGATCTTTACCACCAAGAGTGGTCAAAGAGTTCTCAATGTACCATCCACCTGGTCCTTGAAATGCATGAGAATATAATTTAACAAATGGTAGGTCTTCACCATCAGGTGCAGGTAAAAAACGAATAACAGCATAACCATTACCACTTTTATCTACATCTAACTTCCAAAGGCGATCATCACCTGATGCGCCATTGTTATTCATTTTCTCAACTTCCTTAACTAACTTTGCAGTTAAAGAACCTAGCTTAGATTGTTTTTTTAATTTTGCAAACGACATTTGGATACCTCGGATTAAATTGGATTGCGTTGGATAATTGGATTATAACAAAGGATAGATTAAAAGTCAAGTGACTTCTGTTTTTCACATTTAAAATAGATTTTGATTTGATGAAATTTGATTGGTTGATAATTAGATTCAAGAGGTTTTGAATACTCTTTTAGTGGATTTCG